TCGTGGTCGGCGCAAGGAGATCGCCTGAACTGCCCACGCGCCACTCTGCGCTCTCGGTCAGCAGGAGCAAGTCACCGATCACCACCGCATGCTGGATGCTGTTGGCCTCGCGCGCGGCGATCTTGACCGAGATCGCGTCATCATCACGCACGGGGATAGAGTAATCCAGATTACTCTCGGTCCCGGCTTTGGTCATCCAAAAGGTCTGGGGCAGATTAGGCGTGCCGGCGAAGACGCGGCGCTGCTCGTAGTAGCAGACTGCGCCTGGGAAATCGGAGGCGAAGGGGTTTTGATTGAGTGGTGGCGCGCGGCTTGTGTCTGGCGCAATGTTGTCGTCCACCAGGGTCGTGCCGGTGGACTGGCCGATAAAACCATAGATGCCACCGCTCTCGCGGTAGACATTGCGGCGGGCGCTGGTCGCGAAGTTGATCGTGTTGAGCGCGCCAGTGTCAAATAGCTGGTTGCTGGCGGTCACTGGCGCAGACGGGTTACTCTCGTCAAGCTGGTCGTCAGCGACGCGCGTGGCCACATAGCTATAGGTCTGGGCTAACGATGGTGATGATCCTAGCGTTGGGGTCACGCTGGCGATCGTCGGCGCGGCAAGCGTCGAGCCGAAGGTAATCGCGTTCAAAACATACTTTGTCGCGCCCAAACGGCGCAGCTCGCGCGGCGCATAGTTGGGGTGCGTGATCGTGATCACATCCCCAGACTGCACATAGTGCAAATCGAACAGGTCGGCTTCGGCGTAGGGCGACGGGATTTGATACACCGTTCCCATCTCGTACCACTGGCCGGTTGGGGCCGTGACAGCGGTGCCGGTGTAGCCGTAATAGACCACGGTCTCAATCGGCTCCAGCTCGAGGTACCAATACTCGCCGCCACCGTTGAAGCCGCCAAAGGGCGGATAAGTGTAAGTGATTTCGCTAATGTAGATCTGCGCGCCGATCGTGGCCTGGGTCGGCAGGACCGTGCCACCATTGGTGTAGCCTGCCGGCGGTGTGCTGACGGGGCCAACAGTCTGCACCCAGGTCGCTGAGATGACCGGCGTTGCGCCGTACTGGTTAGCCGCCACGGTAGGGTCTGATCCGGTCGAGCCCGCGACCGCATACCACGTCTTGCCGCCTGCGGTGACAAGATCGCCGGGGGTGTAGGCCGTGGCGATTGCCCACGCGCTGACGCCAGTCGTCGGGGTCAGCAGGGTCGCGCCGAAGGTGTGAAATCGAAAATACGCCTCCCCCGCTTCGATGGCGACCGTCTGCGTCGCACTGTAGCGGAACGGCAGCATGCGCGTCGCCTTGGCGCTCGTTTTAACCTCGCGCACAAACTGCGTGCCGGGCCGATTGGCCACCGGCCCTTGGGGCAGGACATAGAAATTGCGACACACCGCCAAGCCGGTGTTGTTCTTGACGTCATCGATGCGCCCGAACATCTCCGGGCTGACAATGCCGCCGTTGAACGAGCGCGTGTAGACTTTGGTCATGGCTGATAAGGCTCGTCATTGTAGGGCCAAATCAGCGCCCGATTGGACAGCCATGGGGCGGTGTGGCGGGTGTCGTTGCGCACACTGTTGCGGCGACGCTCGTTGGCGTCCTGCGCCATGGCTTGGCGGGCATAGCTCATGCCCGTCTGCAGCGCAGCCTGGGCGGTTTTGACCCCAGGCTCACCCTTGATGATCGGGCCTGCCAGATGGCTCGCCAGCATCCAGCTCACGGCCTGGGTAAAGAGCGGCGGAAAGCGCGTGCTGTCAGTCACCAGCGAGACGTAGCGCATGCTCGCCGCGTCGCAGTTGGTAAAGATCACGCGGGTGTTGTTGGTGTCGTTGCCGATCTCGTACTCGTACTCGTCAGCGTTCTCGTCGAATTGCCGCGCGCCGGAATAGATGCCGAGGATCGTCAGAAGATCGCCGGGCGCAGCGTAGCTATATTGCCAAGGATGCGCCGCAGGGACGATTAGAGCCGCGCTGGCAAGCTGCACACGCTTTACGGCAAAGCTCCAAGCGTGCATGCGCAAGAGCGTGTCGCGCGCAATGGGGTAAAAGCGGGCGCAATGCTCGGCCTGCACTGACCCCTCGGGCGGATCAATCGATGTGATATTGGCGCGGTCGCCAATATGGCTGAGGGCGAGATTGCATATATCGATCACGCTGGCCATGTCGCGCCTCAAAGGGTGACGGGAGGCCGAAGCCTCCCGCTAGGTTAAAGCAGTTCAGTCGCTTTTGGCTCAACGGGAAGCTTCAAGGTCTTACGAGGCTCGGGCGCTGGCGGGGCGGGCGGTGTGACTTCTTCCCACCAGCTAGCCCGAGCTTCGTTAGCGACCTGAAAGACCGTGCCAGGCCGCACCCGTGAGCCGTTGTGGTATCCAAGCGCGGTTGCTCGCACGGTTTTCATTGGTCAGCCTCCGTTAGATGCTCGCGCCAGTCGCATTAGGCAACGCCAGCCACTTGCTTGGGTCTTTGGTCAGGAACGCGTCGATCGTGCCGTGACGCACAAGACGCCGAGATAGCGCTCGTATGTGCCAAGCGGCAAAGCCACCATGGCGATCGTAGCGCCAGCGTTTAAAAGAGCGCTGTTTGCCGCAGCGTCGTCCGTGACAATCGTGCCGGTGTCAAAATGCACCGTGGCGGTTCCGTCCGTGGCGATCGCCGCAGCAGCGTCAGAAACAAGCTGAAAACGAATCGTGCCGGCGGCGCCGCCGGTGATGATCTCGGTCGCGCCGGTCTTGATCACCAGAAACAACGGCTCACCATTGCCGATATCCGAGGTGGTCGAGCCGAGGTCGATCACGTCGCCAATCAAAGCAGTGCCAGCCGTGGCCGCCACCGACACATTGTCAGCAAACTCAAGTCTTTCGTCCATAATCATTGTCGTATCTCCTAAGCGGCTGCTATTAGGCCACGCCGGCTTCGGTGTTGAGGAGGGCGTCGCAGCGACGCACGGGAATGCCAGCGAAAGCCATGACCAGCTTGCCGCCGATCTGTTCCATCGTGAGGGTCGAGCCCGCTACCTTCTCGAGCATCTGGCGACGCAGGAAGGAACGAGCGCGGCGGTTCATGTAGAACGCCGGACGGCCCAGGGTAAGCGACGGAGGCACGTCAAGCGCTTGCGTCATGAGGTCCAGAAGGTCTGGGCCGGACGCCGCATCGCCAACGAGATCTTCGCTGTTGTATTGGATGCGGACGACGTACCGCCAGTCACGCACGGACAGGCCGCAATCCCAACGATAGTGGGTGCGGTAGGCCTCCATGCGCCCGCCAGAGCCGTCGATATTCTCGATGGTCACCTGGCCCTTGTCGGCCATCTGCAAGCCGCCGACAGACGCTTTGGGGTAGATGCCGTGGCAAGTGTTCTCGCCCCAGCAGATGAGCCAGATCGAGGCATTGTCATTGCCGTCAGGCTGAGCATTGCCCTGGCGGATGACGTTCTCCCCGTTTTCCGCCGTCGAGAGGTTGAAGCGCGGGGCGAAGCCCGTGATTTCCTCAGGCGCGGTGGCTTCCGACGCATAGAACAGCGAGGACGCAAACTCCTGGTTCATGCCCTCGATATGCGCGCGGTCTTCGCTGAGACGGAAAGCCGCCGTGTTGCCGTTGAGATCGGCCAGGGCCTTGTCCACTTCGGCGTAAGCCTCGAGCATGCCGCAGGTGTCCGTGACCTGCACGGTGCGGCTCTTGGTCGGCTGCACGCCGCCATAGAGCTTGCGCCACGTCGGGGCCGGCAGGCCGGAGCGGATCGTGGTGCGGTGGCCGGTCGGAAGGTTGCCTTCCATCCAGACCATATCTTCAAGGATCTCATTCGTCTCGGCCAGGATTTCGACGATGGTGTCGATTTTGCCGTCAGGATCGAGGCGCTTGGCCACGTCCATCAGCGTGGGGTGAATGGTAGAGAGGGTTGCCATTGGGCTAGTTCCTTATGCGAGGTTGCTATTGTCATACATACGCCGGGCCGGATCAGCCGCACGATTGGTCGTGCGGGAGCCGGGAATCACAGCGTCGTCACCGATTGCTTTGCCGACCTTGTAGAAAAACCGGATGACTTCCGGGTGATTTCCTAGCCGGCTTTCGTTAAGCAGCGCTGTCAGCTCAGGGGTGCCGAACTGGCTCAAAGCGGTCTTGGCGACAGCGAGATTGGCCTCGCCGCCGATTTCCTTGTCCGCCTTTACCTGCTCGATCCACTGCGCCGTGGCGTTTTGGATCGCCTGCTCTTGCGCCTCGGCCCATCGCTGGGCTTGCTTGGCTCCAAGATCGGCGATCTTCTGCGCCTGGTCCAATGGCAACTTGAGGTCTTTGGCCAGGGTCTTCAGGTCATCAAGCGAGGTCGGATCAACCTCTAGACCCTCGGCAAACTGGAACGCATAGTTGACCTCTTCGCCGGTTTCTGCGGGCTGGTTTTCCGCAGGCGGCGTGTCACCGGCGGGGACCGGCTGCTGTGCCTCCGTCGCCGACGTCTCAGCGGCGGGGGCTTCCGTCGATGCATTGGCCTCAGCCGCCGTCATCAGCGTTTCGGGAACATCACTCATCTTTCAGCATCTCCAAGCAGGCCGCAGGCGCGTGCGTCCAAGCCTGGCGCAGCACATACAACCCGACAGCCCTTTTACCTTCTCGGTAGAAGGTTTCGTTGCCGCTGGCAAACGAAGACCGCGCCACGCCGCAATGATCGATCAGGTCTCGCATGATGCGCCGGCCCTTTTTGCTGGTCATCAGCCACTGCCAGTCTTCGGCCTCTGCTCGCCGATCCAAGGCGACAGCGTGCCGCCGGTCGTTCTCGGCGCGGTTCTGCGTTGGCAAATCGAAAGGGT